TAGTTGTTGGGTTTAGGCTATCAAAATACTGATATTGGAACGTAACCTGGAATCTTTCGATTTCATCGTTTGATCCGTAGTTCAAATCAATAGGTGATAGATCAGTTGGGAAAGCACCGCGGAAAATGTATTCCTTTAGCTGACTTCCGTCTCTGTCCAATTGTTCTACTCTTAAATCTGCTTCGTAATCAATTGGCGATACCAAACCGGTATTAGCACTATGTGCATTCATACCGTTCATCCAACGCTCAATTGAATTGCGAACTGCAAAGTCTGTATCGTTAATAATGGTGACTGTCCATTCTGCGAATGTACGATCGCCTGCCATCTTTAACTGACGCCCACGAAATGGTACTACAATAATACCCATTGTAGATCCTGGAAGTTGCGCCGTTTCACAGAGGAAAGACGTTAATTCTGGATCACCATTTGCATAACCTGGGAAGTTAATGGTCGCTTTGAATAAATTAGGTCTAGCGCCACCACCTCTGAGTTTGGACTTAAAATCATCAACTCCTAATACTGCCATTTTCTTTCTCCTTTAAGCGCTATTAGACCGTGCCAACGACTTCTTCAAAGTCGACACCGGTTCTAACTGCCACAAAGTTTAGAGTGACATAGTTGATGGAACGTGCCGGTTTGATGAAGATATTAGCGATGAACTCGTTACGATCGATTACTGCTGCAGTATTGTTTGTTGCGTCACAAACTACTTTAAAGTCAGTAATACCACGTCTACCTTTTACTTCTCTTAATACCGGCTCAACGATATTAACAAATTCTGCTCTTGTGAATTCATCGTTGAACTCGAACATAACCTGTTCAGCTGCTCTACTAATTGCTCTTTCGAGAACCAAGAAGAGACGACGTACGTTAATACGATCGAATGCAGATGGTCTTGAAAGACCTGTCTTATCACCGAATAAGATAACACCTTGGCCAGGAATGTTGGCAATTGGGTTAACTGATGATTTATACAAAGTATCTCTCTGAGCTTTAGTTGGAGTGTATGCAATCGAAGTAATACCGAGATATTGGCCTCTTCTAGAACCAGCTGGTGAGAACCAAGGGGCTCTGTTTAAATCAGTAGCTGCCATAATACCTGCTGTCGAAGAAGAAGCTGGAATATGGATATACTGATCATTGTACTTATCATATACTTTTAGATAGTTATTATCAATAACAACATATGAACTATTAGTATATGTATCAGCAGTTGCAGTTACATTTGTTACGGCAGTTGCTGCAGATGTAACGTTAACAACGTCACTTCTTGCTGGTGATGCAGCAACAACACAATCTTTTCTAGCAATTGCTGTAGAAATAAGATCGTTAACAACAGTAGTTTGATCTGCACGTGCAGTCATACCTGGAGCAATAAGGAAGTCGATTTCTACAATATCCTTATCTTCAAAAAGATCAAACCCATTTAGATATTCAGTTGTAGTAAGTACACCTGAGTTACCACCTTGGGCAAAATCATAATTTGTTGCAGTTGTTTTTCCGTTATCGAAGTTGTCACCACTATCAGCAGTAGTGCCTGCAGCTGCAGTTGCGTTGGCAAAGTCAGAATCAAATCCTACTAGCCATACATATTTTGAATTACTATTAATAACATCTTTAATGTAATTAGTTTGTCCTTCAAGACTTTTTGCATTTGATGCTACTGATAAATATGGAAATGCCTCAAGAACAGTTCCAGCTGTACCTGAAAATTTACCTAGTCTATCAATAACAACAGCATGTACTTCGTCATTTGATGCACTACGCTGTTGTGCAAAGAAGCTAGTACTTGGTCTCTTATCAAATGATGATGCGTATGCCCAAGCACTAAATGCTGAAGAATTTGGAGGACATACTGATACTCTTAGGCTATTACCAAGTTCGCCTGGATATTTTGCTAAGAATGTGTGACTATCAGAATCTAAAGCAGCTTTTTGAGATGCAAAGTCTGTAGCATTTTTTACTTTTTCTAGTGGTAAAGATCCATTACTGTCTGCACCCAATTGACCGATTGTTGCTCGGGCATTATAGCATGCTGTTGTAGCTTCTCTAACGACTTGAAGTGAATTGGAATAACGCAAAAAGTATGATGCGTTATGGAAATCTACTGTATTAGCGGAGTCTGGTGAAGCGAAGTTATCTACTAACTCTGCCTCATTGGCGATAGCTACTCGCTCGCCTACTGGACCCCATCTAAAATTACCTACGATTGCGCCTGTAGTTGACTGGACATTTGGCACACCCCCAGTCAGATCTATCTCTTTGACGACAACCGCTGGTGATTCGGACGGTGTAAAGAGTGCCATATTTTTTTCCTTCTCGGTTACGAATTATAAGAATTTCATAATACGGTTGTTCAATTAGTATTATTTATAATAATTGCATTTTTATAAATCGTTATCGTATTCAATAGCCCAGGGATGATCATCCTGTTCAATTCTACGTATATGTTCTTCACCATCGTCTATAAATCCAAATGGTACAATATCATCTTCAATTTCTTTTAATTTCTTTTTATAAATCATATCTTTTAAATTAATATCAGTCATGTCAGCAAAATATTGTGTAGAAACAAAATAACCAAACATAACTAAGTTCATCATTAAATCATCGTGGTTACCATCAGAAGCCTCGTATGACTGTCCTTTGGCAACAAATGTAGATATTTCCATTATTGTATTTTCATCTACAATTCTAAGCTTATCATTTTCTAATATATCTTTAATAGCGGAACAGCCAAGTCTTTTTACTTTGCGTGTCATTTCAATACCAATAGTATTTGCTGTTATGGCAGATTCAACATGTACATTTTCATATTCTAAATCATGATATAAACCATTACATACGACTGTACCCTGATCATTTGATTCTATTACTACATATGCTTCATTGTAAGACTTTGCGTATTTATAAATAATATTCGGGAAGAGTAATGGAGAGATAGTGTTATTGCGATATACAGCAACCTGTTGAAACGGGCGGACGCTAATATCGATCAAATTAAAAGTTGAATAGTCCTGACCTCTTCCCTTCGCAACATCTACTGCCATTACATAATCATGATCCTTTTCAGGTTCTTTATATACTAAAAGGTTACCCCCTTCAAGTATATTATTATATGGTTTAGATCTAAAACCCATTAATGTTTCTGCATTAATAAGTGTATCACCTGTTCCAAAGAATGTATTACCAAATTCCTGGTCAAACTGTAATTGACTAGTATTTGCTACAGTTTGATTTTTCCATTTTTCATCTCTTCCTGGTACATCCCACCAATCAACACGGAATGGTGAAAATTCATTTACACCTTGTATTGAACCTTCCCATATTTTATAGAATGTATTACCAATACCATTTGCAGTTGAGGTAACAATAATCTTTGTATCTTTACCAGCAGATACAACAGGATATGTCGACGTATAGAATTCATTTGCCCGTTCAACAAAAGCAAACTCGTCGAGATAAAGTAAGTTTACAGAGAGACCACGTATAGAAGAACCAGATGTAGCAGAAGCGATAATACGAGAATTATTAGAAAATTCAATCGATCCTTTGTTGAGCGCTTTACATCCTGGTTGTAAAAAGAAAGGTATGTTTTCAAGCATAAGGGTAATACGCGAAAGCATTTCCCTAGCTGTTGCCCCTTTGTTCGCAAGAATAGCCACAGTTTTTTCACTATGGAAAAGCGAGAACCAGAGGAGGTACGCACATGCCGATATTGATTTTCCTGATTGCCGGCAAGCCAATACAATGTTAAACCTATGCTCATTAAACTGCTCGAACATTTTCCTTTGATAAGGATATAGTACAAATGGCACTAAACCTTGATCAAGTGATATTACCTTACAATATTTTTCTGCAAAATGTACAGGATCTTTCATACATTTAGAATATTCTAAAACGAGATCCTGATTCCACTCTTGTACTACACCATCACGTTTTACGTTTGGGTTACCAAGATAACTCTCATTTTGGTGTAACATCTATAATTTCTTTATCATTCTGTAAAAGTCTTTGCAAATCAGATGTAGAACCAAGAAAAACATTATTAGTAGTATTACTAACTTGTTTTACTTCTTCATTACTAATATCTCTTTGCTTTTTATTCAAATCCATTAATCTATCATTTACATCAGATACATTTTTAATCATACCTGATAATACTTCGTACGCTCGCGGGTGCTCGCTCTCGCGGGCGACCTCAATCATATTTTCAAGTGCGTCTTTTCCTTTTTCAATTAACTCATAATAAGTTTCTCGAGAATAATCATAATCACTTTTTATATTATCTTTATCATTCATGAAGAGCTATCCACAGAATTAACAATAGTCGTTGTAAATCCAAAATCACTATCTGCCATACCAATTGCTGCTAATGGATTTGGCAATGTAGTTATTCTTTCAAGTTTTATATCTGAATCTGCTAATCCTTTATCCATTTGGAATAGATCAATAACAGACTTTCTAATAATCTCACCTTTATCTATTGATCCATAAAAATGTACTTTCATTTCAAAATCTAGAGTATAAACAATAGTACGACGTTGTTCCATAGCACCTTCAAAATCATCTGAGAAGGTAAGACCCTGTATTACAATTGGTATATCCTCTTTAAAGTTTGGATATTCTGTACCAAATGGTTTAATAGTAAGTGAATACTGCGGATTGAATGTAGGAAGTATTTGTTCAACAATCTGTAAAGCATCATCCTGATTTTTTGCATATATGTTTAATTGAAAATTAATATTATATGGTACTGGTGAATAAAACTTCTGTCTATTTGTAGATGATGTACCAGTAGTATTAAAATTTGATACCTTTGTTAACTGTCTTTGTGTATCATAATTATATGAAGTAATTTCAAAAGACATACGTGGTAACTTAATAGCTACCTTTGTATTTGTATCTAAGTCGGGATTCTCACGAATACGTTCTAAATACTTTTGTTTTGGTGCATAAGAAAGTGGTACTTTGACTTGACTAATCGAAGCACCTGCAGCATCTTTACGTATAACATAAATATTATTAAAGAGTGCGCCAAATATAGCAACACACTTTCTAATCTTTTGATGATAAAAATGAGTTCCAAACATTAATTAAGCTCCGGATCTCCAAATGGATTATCTTCACTAAAGTCAAGGAATGATAATCCAGATGGACTAAAGTCATCATTCTGTTCATTTTCAGAAATCTGGTTATCTTCTACAGATACAGTAATAACACCACCTGCATTAGTTGTTAGACCAACAACACCCTTAGATGTTGGTATCTGATGGAATAGGCCGTCACTCGAACTGAGATGTATAAGTTTCAACTTATTATCTGAATCATTCCAATCAGCAACTTCTGCTGTTAGTGTAGCAGTAGAAAGTTTAATTCTTGCTGTTTCACCAATAGAGAATGCATCCGGATCTGGTCTTGTAAATGATACTGATGGTGGCGTACCATATCCACCACCTGCATTTGTAATTCTAACACTTGATACTCTACCAGTATCACTATCTACTAATCCAATTCCAGTTGCACCAGTACCTGTTGCAGATATAAATGTAACAATTGGTTGCTTATAATAACCGTCACCAGAATCAGTAATAGTAACTCCAGTAACCAATCCAGCGCTGTCTATAGAAGCTGAACCTTCTGCAGAATCTAATAGCTGACTTAATGTAAGAGTATAGGCATATGCATAGTCTCTTTCAATTTTATCAATAACTTCAACACCTGTATCAAGATCTTCATCGTTATATTCGAAGAGCTGACAACGCATTTTAAATACGGGTAGATTACTTATTTGATAGAATGGTTGTTCATGTTCTACGTGCATAATTTGGAATAAAGAATTAGATAATGGTGTATAAATTAAATCACCTTCGCGCGGACGTACGCTCGTAAGTTCGGTATCCATTCTCTGTACTTGCTGAATCCATCTACGACGTGATACAACAAATGTTGCTTCATCACGAATCTCTACACCAAACCGTGTAAAGAGATCTCCTTCTCCATCAAATCCTTCTGTATTTTCAATATACATTTCGATTTTATGCGAGGAATTAAAACGTGATGGAACATCGTCACCAAAAATTGTATCTTCATTTACCAGATCACGAGGTAAGTAGTATACATCCTGACCATACATCTTTAAAGATTCGATAACGATATCTTCATAAAGATTCTGTTCAGATCTTACTTTTTGGCTAAAGTATAAATTAGTGGCCATATTAACCTACAAAGAAATCAGCTGGAAGTTCGTGCTCGAGTCTTATATTCTCGCGAAGTTGTGCAATTTCACCTGAGGCGTCATCATATATTTGTCTACCATTTAAAGTAACACCACCAGGAAGCTGCATACCTTCGAACTTAATTAGGTTCTGTCCCCATTGTTGTTTGATAAGTGAAGTAGTATATTCTTTGAGCCACATATCATTATATACAGAAGTATGTGTATCAGGATCTACAATTTGATATACTTCGGCAATAATATATTCACCAGCTTGAATATCACCGTCTGCAAAATCACCGAATATATAAAGTCTATTCTGTCTTCTTGAGAATTGTACTTGAGGTGTACCATTAAGTTTCATATCTAACATTGATAGATATTGCTGCATTTGCTCATAGTAAGCAAGATCACCAGCAAAATTCTGTAGATCTGCAATATCATTTAGCATCATTTGATATTTAATATCAAAGAAATTATACGATGAATTAAATGAACTTGATACTGGAAATAGTTTTGATACAAATATAATATCATTTGAAAGAGTAATATATTCATTTGTAACATCTGATGCAGTAACCAAATGCTTTAAATATGTTCTTACTGTTGCATCAGAATGGTATTCTTGGTAGTACTGTAACGCTTCATCAACACGGTCTTCAAGCTGATCCTCATCTACATTAATCTCGATCACAGGATCGCCGAGTCTTCGTTTGCAATATTCTATGAGCGTAGCACGTGATGTAGGATTAGCCATAGAGATCTCCGTTAAAAATATCTATGACTATTTATATGATTTTAAAATTAAAGATAAAGTTTATTCCGGTTGATGTAACCAAACACCATTTTGGTATATAAATCGATATCCATTTTCTTCCGGACTTGGATACCAGGCTATATCCCCTTCTACTACATGTGGAAAGGGAAGTTGGTTTATTTCAATTGTAGCTTCTTCAATAGTCATTTTAGTAAACTCCCCCTGAACTGCTTGA